TTACAGCCATAGCAATACCAAAATTCTTTTTGTTGATTTATTTCTAAACTTGCATTTACATCTCCATGAAATGGGCAAATAATTTTGTATTTGCTTTCTGGTTCATAAATACCATAATGCTTAAGTATATCAGCAAAAGCAGTAGAATTACATTTTGAGTTCTCCATCAGCATTTTTAACCTTTATTGCAATAGATAATTTAGAAGTAGCATTATAGTAGCCTTTCAAATCATCTACTGTAATTGTCCCACTTTCATAGAGTTTAGTAAGTTTAGCTTCGTCAACTTCTGCATATGGCTTTAAGCAGGCTTTCATTTCCTGCTTGCTAACTCCATATTTCTTAAGTAATGCTATTAACCCCTTGGCATCGGTTACTTCAATCTTTTTAGTTAAGATCTTTTTAGCAATTTCAGGTTTTTCTTTTTTGAGCTTATTTATATCATATTCAACCTTAGTTCTTTCCTGAGTATAAACAGAAACATTATCATCAGAAACAGAAGTATGGCCTGTTTTTTGAAAGTACTTCTTAAATACAGACTTCCTTTGATCTAAAAGCATTTGAAGTCCTTTGATCTGATTATTTAAGTAGAATACATCTTGCATGAGTTTATCAATAGATACTTTCTTAGCCATTGTTTGTACCTGCCTTCGAAGCTATTAAAGCATTATGAATACCAGTAGGCCAACGAGATCCTAACTTGATCCAAGTAATGTCTTGCTTATCAATAGTGTAAATAGACTTATTTACAGTCTGAATTACTACTTCATTTTCATATACAGACATTACCTTACCAGTATACATTCCCTTTTCATTTTTATAGGCAATTATATGTCCTGGTCTAAGTTCCTTAATATAATCATCTCTCTTCATTTCCATTATATCACCTCCTTATTCTTCAAATGAATTCCAAAACATTTCCAAACCAACTTCAGCAGGTTCTTCAACAAAATCGGAATTCATTCTTTTATTTTCCATTTCAATTTCTTGATCAATCTTAGCTTGTTCATTTTTATGCTGCCAACTTAATGGCTCTCCACCATGCCAACCATAGTCGATTACCTTGTATTACTTTCCTCGATATAAATAAGTTAACAATGGAAAGCCTTCTGGTGTATATTCTTTCTTTATAAACTTTGCCATGATTATTTCCTTTCTTATTTATTTTAGGGAATAATCCCGATCCCCTTTCGGGGATTTCGTCTTAATCTTCCAAGACTCATCAGGGGATTTTATTTTTCTAAGTTGATCTTTATGTATACTGCTTCGCCATTAACAGCTTGACGGTAAATTGCTTTATTATTTTTCCAGTCGAAACCATAAAGCGCAGAATAAACACCATCAATATAAAGTTCTCTTTTTACGTCTTTCATTTTAGTTTCCTCCATTTGTTGATTATTTATTTTGTTGCTTTCCTTTTCCTTAATATTATTATATCACAATTTATATATTTTGTAAACAGGTAAATACAAAGTTTTTTAATTGTTTTTAGAGGATTCCTGCACGATCCAGCATAACTACTACTTGTTCTCGTGTACAATGGGACTTAGGATTAGATCCGTCAGAAATACCATGCTTTACTGCCTTTTCCATAGCAGACTTAGCATAATCAGAAACCTTTTGATTTGCCTTTTCTTGCTCATATCTCTTTTGATATGCTAACCATTGCTCATAACTCATAGTTTCTTCTTCCTCCTTACTAATAAGCATTTGCTTAAATTGTTTCCATTGTTCTTCACTATAAACAAATGGAGCGGGACAATTTTTACCTGTTACATCATAATGCCGAACTACGTGGTCAATATCAATATTATATTTTGCCATGAGTTCCTTTACAAACTTAGCTGCAAGTTTTACCGTTTCTGGCTTAAATACATATTTACCATTTTGAATTATGGAGCAAAGTTCTACACCAATGGAATTCTTATTAGTACAAATTCCTCTTAATGGATGGTGGCTACTTTCAAGGGATCCACCGCAATGCCATGCTGCATATTCATCCTTTACAGAACAAATAACTTCATTTGGATCAACAAAGTAGTTAGCAGAAGCTTCTACACTTTCTCTTGCAAAGTATTTTGCATTACCACGTGCTGTATCACCATTGTTTGCCGTGTAATGAATAACTATATACTTTATAGAATCCAGACTTCTTCCAGAGGTATAATAATTAGCTCTGTTGCAAGGAATATAATCAATCTTCATCTTTATTCTCCTCAGGTATTACTTTGTTTCCAGCCTCATCAATAGCAGTTTTAGCTGCATGTAAACCTCTTAAAAATATCTCTGGTACTTGTATTCCAATTACCACCATATTTTCAACAATAGAAGTAATTTCATTTATAATATATACACCAAGAATAAACCAGCCAAACAGATTTAAGAAGCTAAGATCTACTCCAATTTGATGGCCAATTCCTATAAAGTATTCAGATATCATAAATGCAATAGCAATTATTACCCAATATGCTACTTTCTTTATAATACCTTCAGCACCCTTGCCACTCTTTATTGTCTTTGTCTTATAGGCTTTAATATAACCAAAAACGCAATCGACAACATTGAGAAACAAGAAAAATAAAAATAAGATTTTTTCATCTCCTACAATAAAAGATAAACCCGTAATAATCGCTCCCCATAATAGATTTGCTTTATCGGTAAACGTATGAATATGTTCCATGTTTACTCCTTTCACTATATTACTCCTAAGTTGTTAAAAGAAGGCTTTGATTTATTTGGCTACAAGATAAACTCTAATAGTAATTTTATTAAAGTTGATTTGCTTAGTGCTTCAGAAGTAAAGATTTATGATTTTGATTTTTCTGTAAATTGCTGCATAATTTTTGTAATTATTGATGCAAATGGAACTACAATATATGAATCGAAAACGATTATAATGGAAAATGGAAATGATTTTGAAATTTATGATAGAGGCTATGACGTTGATATAAATTTTAATTTAAGTAATAATAAATTAACAATAACTAATTTAAGATCTTATGCATATCAAGATAGAGGAATTTCGATATTTTCCTTTTAATCATTTAATTATTGCAATTATGGAATATTTAAGAAATTAACTTAAGTACTTTCTGGTATTTCAGTTACTGGAGCTCCAAAGTAAGCATATTCAGGATCAACAACTATTCTATAATTAGAAGTAGCTATATTATTTTTATATTTTGTCAAATTTATACTAGTGCTATAAGCAAGTATTGCGTATAAGCCAGAACTAACAAATGTTCTTAAATCATAAACTAAATTATCATTTATTTCTGCAACCATAGAACCAGTTCCATATTTTATGCCATTCATATAAAGGGCTGTTTCTTCATCGTTTACTAGTAAATTATAAAAAGTATAATTTACTTCGGCATCAAGAGCAAACAAATAATTATATGCATATGTTGATGTTGATATTTTATACAATTTATGCTTACTAGAATTATCATATAAAAGTACATAAATATATCCACTTTTATATTGAAAACTTGTATATACAATTTCATCACCAGTAGGACCTGCATATACAGTTGAAAAATTATTTTTAGAAGTAGCAATTTTCATTGCAAAATCGCCTGCATATGTAATTATATAAGCATTTCCATCATCATCAATAACTAAAATTGGACTCTGCGTACCAAAATCTGGAAAATTGTATGTTGTAAAAATATTTTCAGCAATATTATATCTTAAAATTATTCCGGTTGTATTATTATTATAGTAATATGTTATGTAAATATCTGTTGTAAAATAACTAGAGTAATTAGTATACTCATTTTGAACACTACCAGTTATATTAAAAGAATTTTTTTCTATAAATTTTCCTGTTGAAAAATCCACAGCATGTGCAATATTATCGCTGACATATACTAACATATTTTCAGATAGATTGCTTATAAGTAAGCTTTTTATGTCTTCAATTTTATCTAATAATTCTTTTCCATTGTAGCTATACAATAAAATTGAAGTTATATAAATTCCTGCAGAAACAGAATAACCAATAAAATACAAAAAATAACGTTTTAATTTATCTATTAAAATATATTGTATTCTTTGCGTATAACCAACTAAATTATTTTCATAATCTTGTGTTAAAGCCATTGCCTTATTTTCTAATACTTTATTAAAAGTACGCCATTTAGCAATAGTGCTATTTTCTAACTCAATTATTCCTCCATATTTTTCAGCCCCTTCTTTTAACAACTTAGGAGTAATATAGTGAGTGTTATCAACAGCAGAAGTTACCATATCGGAATCTGCCTTCATAAAATCATAAGCTACTTTCCAGGTCTGTGGAGTAATGAACTTATCATTGACAGTAAAGTTCTTGGCTTCAGTAGTATCAGCTTTATCAAGGATCTTCTGCACAATTGTACTGGATAAATTACCAGCAAAAGTAGATACTGCATCTGCATCACTAGCATTTAAGCCATTTGCTTGCATCATTTGCCCAATTGCATAAGCAACAAGAGATACTTGATACAACGTCTTATTCTGAAGCTGAGAAGAAGCAATTCCTTGTTGAACGCCATTCAATCTCTGGGTACTAGTATTGTAGGCTTCATCAGTAAGCATGTTAGCTTTGTTCTGATCAAATATCTTGATATTATTAGTAGCCATTACTTAACCTCCATTCTATTCACAATAACCAGAAAAGGAAGCTAAGTTAATAGCTTCCTAATCTTTTGCTTATTTTATATCAAAAATCAAAATTCTCAATGCTAATGCAAATAACCGGTTCCTCAAGAGCTTGCTCTGCATGCACTCCAAACACTTCGCAGTCCTTGTATTCAGTTGCAAACTCTAAAGCATCCTTATAGCATTTAGCATACCTTGTTAAGTAGCCGCTTGCTTCAACAATATAAAGCTTAACGGGCTGGTTGAGATCTTCACGATAGATCACTTTGAGAATTTCCTTCAATTTCATTTTTAATTCCTCCAGTTTATTTTTGGTGTTTATTTATTCCTTGATTATATTATATCACACTTTGGTATACTTGTAAACAATAAAATGAAAAAAATACAAATTATTTTTATACTACAATATACCAATAATCTCCAATGTTATAATATGCCTGAGCATTCTTGTCCATTAAACTAGCAATTTCAGAGGCGGTAAGAGATTCTGCACCACGTTCAGTAGCTGCATTTTTCTCACCAATCTTAATTACTTTTATATAGCCTAAGTTTGTTTTTGGACAAACATTGGCAAAAATATTCTTAACAGTGATTGCTGCCATTTAGAAAACCTCCTATTAAGTAGTAGACCACTTACTATCATCCCAACCTCTAATAAAGTTGGATTCCGTATCCCAACCAAACAGAGGAGAATCAACAACAATATAATTAAGTCGTACACCAGACGGCTTTGGTAGCAAATAACCTCTCAGAAGTAATGCAATTTTAGTAGCATTAAAATTCGGATCAATTATCATTACCGTGACTGTCATATCGAAATTATCTTGAATATCATAAGCACTATCTGGGAAAATTACTTTTAAGATCTTATTCCAACCATCCAAAGTACCATTCCAATGATTTTGCTGAATCTTACTTTTGATAACCAATCGATAAGTTTCATCATCCAAAACCGGTGGAATATCTGGATCATTTACTGGAAGTACTCTATTGATACCTACATTATATCCAAGCTGGTCTAACTGATCTCCTGCTGCTTCATCCAAATTAAAATAAACATTGAATGCTTCAACAACATCAGTACAAGAAAGGATCTTTTCCATGTAAGCTTTATTGTACTTTATGAACTTTGGCTTGGTAGCATGTTCATGAGTAATAAGATCTAAATATTCTTCTAACTTTTTCATACCGATACCACCGATACATCAGACTTACTACAAGTAAAAGCTCCATAATAAACTTGATTTACATCGTTTGTGGACCAAGTGGATCCATCGTCAGTAGAGCATTCAACCTTTGTAACTGTATAAGCCGGATAGTTTTTAGAATTCATTGCTTCCAGAGCAACAGAAATAAGAACCGAATTATAAAGTGCTTCTGCAATCGACATCTCAGTAATATATGTAGAAACTGCTTCTTGCATTTTATCTACATAATCACTGGTATATCCATCAAGTTGCTTAATAGTTATCTTTACCTTCACGTTGGTATATTTCGGACGATAAAAATTAACTGCAAGAATATTACCTGTTACACTTTGAAGCTTTACAGTAGTTGTACCAAAAGTACCACATCCTGGAGTTTTCTTCATGTATAACTCAGTAGCTACATCTACATCATTACCACCCTCAACAACAAAAGAAATTGTATGCGAAGGAATTCCGGCCGGTACATTAGGAGGTACAGTTCCAGTAGAAGTAGCAGAAGTATCGTTTTCATATCCTCTTACTCGTGTAACTCCTGGAATGGCTGCTAAAGATTCTTGTAAACTTTCAAAAATGGAAGAACTTGGACCAAGAACAGATAAAGAAAAACGACCTCTTAATTCAAAATCGTTTTCCACGTCAATTCCTGCAGAAGAAGCTTGCTTATTAGTTACCGATAACCATCCATAAACTGGAGTATTTATATTAGTAATTGTATTCGGTAAAGCAAAAACATTTCCTTTTTCCTTGCTTGTCGCTGTAACATCAATTATACCGTTAGACGGAATAATTACTTCGTCTGGAAGTTCCCAATAGTTTCCATTATCATCAGATACTTCGCCATTGCTTATCTTAGTACCATCAACACCAGTTATTGTTAAAACAACAGTAGAAGCAGTAGCTGGTTTTCTCTGAATTCCTGCCAAAGCTACTATATTATCTAAGCCAATGCCAATAGCATCTTTAGGAGTTCTGTTATTATAAGCCAATAATGCAAGGTTGTAGCTATCATAAATCATTCTAGCAAAAATAGAAATTTGCTGATAGTCTTGGGAATCTGCTTCTAAGTAAATATCATCACCGAATATTTGCTTCATGTCTTCTACAAGCTTATCGACGATTTCCTGGTAAAGTGGAATATGCATTCCAGTACCGTCAATGTATGGACTAAAATACGCCATTATTTAATTCCACCTCCAAATTTACTGTGGTTCCATTTTCTGTAGTTACGTCAATAGTCAATCCTAACTTTCTAGCAGATATATCAACAGAGATAGAATCTACACTTGTAACTCCTTCCACTAAGTTGATTTGCTCTGCACAAAGTAGAATAACTGTTTGTCTTAGATTATTATTGCTTACTTGTCCTAAAATGCTTTGGAACATTGGGAGACCTAAAGAAATATCTTCCCACCATTCGCCATAGAACAAATAAAGCTTTGTTTTAATAGCTTGTGCTATTGCTTCATCTTTTTCTATATAATCATAGGAATTATTTCCAAATACATAATCCCCATTTTCATCAAGTTTTCTGTATTTCATTTACACACCCCATCTTGTTGAGGTTCTTACAAGACTACCAGAATCAGGATCTTTTACATAATAATGCATTGTAATTCCAAGGGATCCAATTGCTATTCCTGTTCCTGTATTTTGATTATACATACATAAGCAATCTCTTCCAACTTCATTTTCTCCGTATTCTTCTCTTGCAATTTTATCTTGGTTAACAAAACCAAATAAAGCTAAACCATCAGAAAGATCATGCCTTCTTTGTTCAACTGGGTTTTGCACATTACCATGTAGCCAGAAATTATCATAAGATAAATCGGAAAAAATTACTATGCATTCATCTCCACGTTTAATTGGAAAATGAATATGATAACCACCAGCAGACGGAAAACATACTGGAACATTTATCAATAATGGATAATTCACATACTGAATTTTACCACTTTCATCAACGTATCTTTCACGTATTGCTGGTTGAACTTCTACTGTTCTTTGCTTTGAATTATATGACTGAACAATGCAAGGTAAACAAACATGCAAATTAGCTGCATCATTTCTACGTTGTGCATCGTTTCTTTGTTCATCTCCACCAAAGAGTTGTCTTGGTGTTAGCATATTTGTTTACCTCCATTCATTATATCATAAATTGATTATTCTGTAAATAGTTATTTACCAACCATAAATATCCTTAGAAGCTGTCATACCAGGTAATAATCCAGCCTGAGAAATAGCATCTATCTCTGTGTACCAGTCTTCTCCTCTGGTATCACCTACATGTCTAATTCTTACTGCTCGATAAATGCCTTCCTGATCGAGTCCTCTAACTGGATTTCCTTGTTGGTATTTATATCCTTCGATCTTTTTGTTATCAACATGGAATAGGGAGTTTATTTCGATTCTTGGATTCATTAGCACCTTTAAGCTAATTCCATACTCAGTTTGAGTTGGTGTTCCAATCAATCCACTATCTGGTCCAAAAGATAAGATCTGACCCTTTGGTACATCAGTAGCAGAAATAATATTTACTTTGCCATCATTAGAAAAATAAGTAGCATTCTCAGATCTTGCAATATCTTTTAAGAATTGCTGAGGACTACCAAACATTACTTTTCCTCGAGGATACTTAATATTGAAATTTGTTAACTCACCGGCTTGTTGTTTATAAGTTGCTTTAGTTAAAACTGCATTTACTGCATCTCTTGCAGATTGCTGAGCAACTAAAGAAACTCCAACCAATCCATAAGAAGCATAAACTTCTTCATCCATTGAAACAAGAGTTAATTTATAATCAACTGCATTTTCTTTAGATCTAATTGGTTGAACAACCTTACCAGCAAAAATTACTCCATATTGTGAACCAGTATATCCGGCCTCAATTATAATTCTTTGACCGGCCTTTATGAGCTTATTTTCTGTGTTAGGACTTAAATTATAAATAGTCAATGTAGACTCATTTATTTCAAGAAATGCAGTTTTTACTACATTGAATTCGCATCTTAATTCAGAAACATCAAATGCTTGATTATTTCCTAAATCAACAAAAACTCTATATCTTCTTCCATACAGCCAATCACTATAAGCTCCTTTTATATTTTTTATCTCATAGTATTCTCCGGAAGGAAGAAGCATAGTGCCGTTTACTGTAGAACCAGAAGATTCTTCAGAAGTACTTGTAGATATTTCAGTAGAATTGGTAGAAGTTGTTCCTAAAGTACCACCAGTAGGAGTACCAGAACCAGAATATCTAGTTCCTCTTGCAGGGGCTACGCCCATACCTAACCATAATGCTGGATTCTGAAAATATTTATTTTTATTTAGATGCGTAGCTGAATAATCTTTATTAGTTGAAACTCCTAAATGTAAATGCGGACCAGTTGAATTACCAGTACTACCCATTACACCAATCTTTTGCTTGCCTGCAACTCGTTGTCCAACTCTAACATTATAAGAAGCTAAATGAGCATATAAACAAGCAGATCCATCATCATTTGCAATCCATACATGGTTACCATATCCGGAGCCATTATCTCCTTCAGCAATTTTTACTCTACCTGACATGCAAGAAACTATAGTCCAATCACTACCAGTAGCATACATATCAAGTCCATAATGCTGCTTCGAAACTTTTCCTCCACCTTGTCTACTTCCAAAGTTTGATGAAATAGCAAAATTACCAGAAAATGGATAATACTTTTTTGTGTTTATTACAATAAACTCACCCATCTTCAAACTCACTCATTTCATTATCTGCCCATATCAACAAATAATTAGTTCCAAGATCTTCATCATCAGGAGCACAATTATCGGTTAATTGAAATGGAGCTACATAAATACTTCCAATTCTTAAATAGCTTTGCTGCCTAAGTATATTTGCAAATTCATATTGAGAACTTAATAATGGAACATTAACTAAAATTGGTTGCTCAGCAAAAGTATCATATAAAGAAAAATTCCAATACTTTGCCTGATCATTATAGTTTAACTTTATTGTAAAAGTTTTATTTTCATTGTTAACAGGAACTGTGACTCTGAATGTTTGATTAGGGGAATTTGTTAATGGAATCTTATACAAAACTTTCACCTCCTAGCTAATCTTAGTAAATGTAGTTCTTTTACCAGAAAGAGGATTCTGAGCACATTTACAATGTCTAACAGAACCAGTAGCTGGAACGTAAATGTCAATGATATTATCTACACCAGCTATATCATCTATTCTTCTTACTCCAACTCCATTTATAGCAATTTGATTACCAAGTTTTAATCCATATTTTCTTAATGTCCGTTGAGACATTGCACAAGTAACTCCAACTGTAGCAACTCTGCCAGACGCCGTAGCAGTAGTTCCCCAACCGCCTGCTCCATTGTCATTGCAATTATAACAATAGCAAGTTAATTTTATTCCCTCACCGGCACCACCAGATGAAGCAGACGAACTAAAACCCGAACCTGTTCCAGCTCCAGCACCAAAACCCATTTGGTAAAGAATAGAAGCATCTTCTGCAGTATTGGTTTTAACTGCATTTATTTGCCCCATTTGAGTTTCAATTGTTGTTTGACTTGCACTACTTATTTTTACTGTTTTTACTCTTGCTACTGGTAATTCAACTAAAGTTGCCGTAACATAGAGTCCTCTATAAGTACTTTGATCTTCCTGAGCTTGTAAAGACTTAATAAGCATGTTATAATACATGCCAAGCTGAGTACCAACAAGAACAGGAATTCTATCAGTTTGTATCTTTTTAAGAATATTCCAAGCTGTAATTGATCTGCTCCAGCCTCCAGCAAATTGCCCTTTTACTAAAGATTGATGAACATCTGACATTCTTATAAGCATTTGAATTTCTGCAGGTTTTACATAAGAATGATCAGAGACCGAAGCACCAGTTTCAACTGGATTACTCGTAACTTCTAATTCATGAGTATAATCAACAGACATAAAGCCATCAAAGAAATATCCTGCAATATTTGTCTTGCAAAATATCATGGCTTCAACTGCCATTCCTTTTGTGTTTGTTGCTGAGTTTAATGGCAAACCATTATTTATAAGATCTGCATTATTTAATGTTGTCTTAATTGTTGCTGCTGTAGCTGCAGCTATAGACCCAGCAACTAAACCTGGAAATAATAAAGCCATTAACTCACCACCTTACTTAAATACGTCAACATCTTGTAAAGCCTTGGAAACTCCTCTTGCTGTTTGCGAAGCGGTATCAGAATTACCATAAGATTTTACGTTGACATTTATATTTGCTGTTTGTCTACGATTATCATTTCTAACATTAGAATTAGTCGTATTTGTTGTTCCTCCAACAAGCTGACCTTGATTCTTTGTAGACATTGAATTTGTATAATAAGTTCCAGCTTCTATTTGATCACTTATATTAGACCTAATATCCTTAGAACCAGGGATCCAATCAAACAAACCTGTATCCCATAACCACTTTGCTCCTCCCTTTGCAATATCAAAAAGGGCTGAGCCAAAGTTACCTTCATAAGAATTTTGACCTACGGACCTCCACATAGAGGACTTATCAATCTTATCCCAGTTACCTGTAATAACAAGAATCCAGTTGCCTATTCCTGCAACCAATTCAAGAATTGCATTCAAGCTTTCAAGAATTGTGCCGAATAATGTATCGAAGAAACCAGCATCTTTCAAAGCAGTCCAAGCATTATACCATACTGTTCCTATATCTCCAATAGTTTGCTTGATATCTCCTAAAGCACTTTTCGTATCTCCTAAGTCTCCGAATAACTGTTCAAAGTAGTCAAGACTTATTATCTCATTATTTCCATCTTTCGATCCAAAAAGATTACCCCAATCAAAAGCAGATTTACCACCTCGTTGATATGTATAATAATCATCCAACAAAAGTAATAAAGCAGTTATTCCTGCTATGAATAATCCAAGTGGACCCATTTTTAATGCCCCAAGAAAAGCAGTAGCTGCTAATGCAGCAGTCTTAAATCCTGAAGGCATTTTATCAAATATATTTTGTAGTCGTTCTTTCATATCTTTTATGAATTGAATAGCAACTTTTGCAAGTCTTACTACCCAAGAAATATATTTTGCAATTTTTTCTGTTACTACTGGTAATTTTTCAACAAGATAGTTGTTGAATTCTTCCATTGCTTGCTCAGCATTTTTGAAATCCTTACCTAAGTATTGACCTAAATAATAAGCTATCCATTGAGCTGCATTTGCAAATATTATTTTTGTTTTATTTATTTCCTGATTTATATCTCGTATTTGCTTTAATGTTTTTTCTACATCTGCGGGAGCTTTAAGACTGGAAGAAAAGTTTTTTAACTCGAGCATATTCCTATACTCTTCAGGAGTCATATAGAATATATCTTCATAGGACGCACCCATGGCATCCAAAGCTGTAGTTAATGATCTTGCATTTTCTTCGGTAGTCCACATTCTTCTTGCCCAACGTTCAGTTGCTAAATCAGCAGTTGCAACATTAGACATAAACTTTGCAGTACCAGTAGTAATTGTTAATAAAAATCCACCAACAGCAGTTCCTGCTTTAGCAAAATTCTTAACAAACTTATTACCAATAGAATCTGCAGATCTCTCTACTTTAGAAAGTCCATTTTGCAATTTGCTTAAACCAAGCTCATCTACATCCCAGCCTAGTTTTACAAGATATTCCTTAAGACTTTCTACTTTACCAGCCATTTACTCACCTCCCGCTATTTTCTTGAATATAATCATTTACACGGGCTTCGTTCTCTGACTTAACTTGAATCATCTCAACTGCATCTGCCCAATCATCAAATGTATATGTACCATCCCACAACTCATGCTGCTTCCACATACCAGAAATAACTGGCAGATACAATTGAGGATTCAAATTTTCATACAAACAAAAGTTTATTTTGTGTTGTCTAATAAGGAGCTCAACCCGTTTTCTCCGAAAAAATCGGAAAAGTTAAATGTTACTGTAGCAATAAGTAATTGAATAGCAATCTGAGACGTAAAATCCATAATACCATAGGTTCCATCATCTCGAACTACCGGAGCATCTCCGGCAGGAAGAACTTCAGAACAAACAGAAAGAATATCTCTCTGAAATTCAAGAAAGTCCTTCTTACTCATGTTTACTCTGCTTACATTACTCGTAACAGCATCCGGAACTCCTACCTTATCAGAGATTCCAAATGGAAGAACAAACTGAACCAACTGAAGCAAAATGTAATTGCCCATAAGCGGATCAAACTTGTTAATCTTAAAAGTTCTTTCGTTAATATCAATTAACTTTGAATTTTGTCTTTTCGAAATATTTTCAATATTCATTCTTTAATAAACTCCTTTTTTTACTGCTGCTCAGCATTTGCAGCCATAAGAACCCATTGCTTAGTCTCGGCGGTAGACTTAAAGGATCCACCAGATTTCTTCTGATGAGAAACACCAGTACAATTCCACTGCTCACCAGTAGACGAATTCTTAAGAACTACCGAAGCAATAGCAAATTGCTGAGTCGGTGCACTCTCAATATAGTTTGCCCACTTAGTAAGCCAAGTATTAAGCTCAGAAGTTTGCAGAGCATTGATAGTAATTGTTGCATTCTTCTTAACAGATTTAGAAACAATAACTGCCAGGTCAGCTGCTACTTCATGAGTAGTTACATCATTAGCAAACTCAATAGAAATATCACCAATACCGGTACCATAAGCATCAAAGGAACCAACAGCAGGATGCGAAATAGTAAGAGAAGTATCTTCAAACGAATAAGTATAAATTCTCGCCATTTTATTTCACCACCTTATCGATTTACATAAACTCGAATAACTACATGCTCAATAGCTCCTGCTCCCTTTAAGCAAACATAAATAGGAGGAGTAACTCGCTTTTCACGATCAGCTGCGGACTGACTTGCAATAGTATCAGCCATAATTACGTAACCACCAGGAACAGAATCACCAGTGTTAAGATCCTTTACAGAATCACCAGTCCAGATTCCCGTAGCAATTACACCCATTTGAGCCAAAGCTTCACAACCATTCATAATGAAAGTAATAATAGTATTTAAGCCAGACTCAGTTTGAGGAATTAACCTACGAGATACAAGACCTGCAATAGTATTTTCCTGAATTAAGAACTGTGCTGCATCAAGCAAGAATACTTCATCAACATGAGTACCATCAGCAGTTACTCCCTGCAGATATAAGCTATAAGTTCTACCTACTCGAATATAGCTATTGCCATTATAGCTCTGTAAGTTAGTAAACTGAATGTTATCAATAACTTCAGGTTCAAAACCAACAAGAGTCTTAAAAGCCATAGTATATGCACTATTTACCTGCATACTGTTTAAGCCACAGAATACTCCAAGCAATGCACAAACTTCGTACTTACTTTTAAAATAGTTACCACAAGTTCTCTTATACTTTGCAGATTGTAAAGTCTTAAGAATATTAGTAGTACCAGACTTTAAGCAATTTTCATCCTTGGTCTGGAAAAAGAAAACTGTTGGAGAACTAAATGCTTCAACTGCAGCAGAAATTGCGGCAATCTTGGAATCATCAGTATCACCTGCAAAGCAAAAACCGTACCACTCATCATTAGCATCTCTGCATGCTTGTACAGCTTGTAAAGGAGTCTCAGAAGTTCCTTGTACACCAACAAGAACAGAACCAGAAACAGGATTCTGAGCAAAGTAATTCTGAACGGCTAAATACTCATCATCAGTAGCTTGGAAGCCATCAGTTATCATTTGAGTTTGCCAAGTAGTGTACTGATATTCCTTGTAACGAGTTTGAGTAGAAATTGCAGTAGAAGTACCAATAATCAATCCTAAGTTAAAATTAGAAATAATTGTAGTTGGATCACTAACTTCTACAGTAATATCTACAATGTTATTCATAGAAATACTCAATTATTTACCTCCGTTCTAATATCAACAGATTCAAATGCAGATACATCATTTTCAATTTTTACTGTGTTGTAAAAATATAAATCAATATCGTATCTTGTCCACCATCTGTCGTTTATTCTTTCCTGAAGTCTAATTACACCATTAGTTCTTTCCGGAATTATATGAAGATACATATTTGATAAAGTATAATTTGCATCGGCAGAATAAAGCATATTCTGGAATCTTATTATACTCTGATCAGTATTTTCTCCATAAGTTGTAATATGCAATCTTAAAGTTCTTTGAGAAAATTGAGTTTGTCTGAACTTACCAATTGAATCTATATATTTTTCTTCTCTATGCTTATAAGATTCTCTGTCATCCACTTCTGGAAAAACAGAAATAAAATAAGCCATTTTATCAATGTTAAAAGCCGGTCTGCCTTCTTCTGAATATGCTAAAAGTACTTTATTCTTATTTACTCCAGCATATTCAACAAATAATCCTGCAAAGAATTTTTCTATTTCTTTTACAGTTTGCAATATTTCAGCCACTTAACCACCTCTTATCGAAGTAGAAACAGCCACATTTTGAGCATACCCATATTGGCTATTATTCTTCACTTTAATTACTTTGTATTCTTTACCTTTCCAAATAACAATGTCAGACAAATATCCTTGTCCTATATTTGCTCCGTTTCTACCGTCTCCAAGACCAGTAGTAAAAAGAGGCAAATAAGTAAATACATTTATATACTCAGAATCCTCGTCAAAATTATCTCCAAGTTCAGCCTTCAAATCGTCTGCAATGGTTATAATTCCAATCATTTTGAATTCTGTTTCTTCTACTGTTTGTTCAAAATCTTCAACAGTAGTTTTTCTACGTCTTACTTGAACACCATTTGGTTGTGTAAAGTCCGGATCATTTATCAGTTCAGAAACATTTATCATTTAGTCCTTGTACCCTCCTTATCAACAAAATAAGTTATTGATTTTCTAAGTTCTCCAGTATCAATAAGAGGTCGAGGATTTGTACTGCCTTTTCTTTTCTTAATTGCAATTACTGCTGGAGAGTTAGGAGGCCAATTGTTTTCTGGATTTGTAAACCAACTTCTTGAAGCATTCTGAGCATACATTCCTGCTAAGCTTAAATGCTTAAAAGCTTTTTCTTCGTTTACTTCAAGTACAGCTTTCGCAGCCGCCTTCATTTGATTTGTTATTTTGTCTTTAGAATTTTCTATAGCCGGTTCAATAACCGGTCTTGCTGGTATATTATTTACTGGGCTTCCTTTTGTATGAATAAAAAGAAGGTCAGCATTTGTTATACCAACCTTTTCTTCATTGCCTTCTTCTTTTCTTTCAGTTGTATCTTCTGGTATTCCAACATAAACTGGATTATTCTTGAGAAACTTTAGGGCTTTTCTTAATTTCAAGAAATTGTCAAATGATTCTTTAAATTCAAAACTAGCCATTCACCCACATCCCAGCATGTCCATAAATCTTAGTTAAAGTAACTAACTGCTGGCCGTATGCTGTTAATTTCCAAGTTCCATATCCTTGAAGATCATCAGTTATTCCCATTAAATCATAAGAAATAGATAAACCATCAACAGATTTAGAAGTTGCTACACCAGTTGGTAATGCTCCTTGTAAAGCACTTTGAGCATCTGCATCTCCTTTTTGTGTTTGGAGAAACAAAGTAAAATAATGTGCTAAGTATAAACACATTAAGTACTTCCATTGGCCTTTATATCTATCATACTTTATAGCCTTATCAGCCATTACTAAAACCAACTCAAAGAATGGAGTTGGAATAGATGGATTTTCTGGATCAAAAGTATCAGAAATTGGAAAAACAGGAAAGATACTTGTAAAATCTTCTTTTGTAAATTGTGGATTGTCAGTAAGTATAGTGTTGGAGACTCCACTAAATGCCTCCATGAACATTGTAGCATTATTTTGATAACCAAGCATTTGCCAAAGATCTGGAATAGGCATTTAATGGATCCTCCTTCAACTTTAATTACTCAGCTTCAGAAAGCTTCTCTTCGCGAAAAGCATTCATAATCAGAGACTTAATCTTACCGGTCTTCTCAGTACCCTCAAGCTTAATGTCCATATCTTCAGCCATCTTAATAGCCTCATCGCGGGACTTCAGCTTAAGCTCCTCATAGAAAGCTTCCTCCTCAGACTTCGGAGTAACTTCCTTTACATTGGAATTGTCAACAAAATCATTCTCGATCTTGCTCTTATTCTCATTATCTACAATCACAATGGATCCCTCGGCAATAGCAGCCTGAAGCATTGGATCCTTAGCCATAGAATCCGGAATGGTCTGAAAACCACCCGGCTGAGTAACAATGCAAGTGCCCATTGGATTTGCCTGAGTTACGCCTTCACCAATTGCAAAAGCCTTTTTCGAAAAAATCTTCATTCTTTAGAACCTCTTTCTTTAAATACCGTCAACATAACGAGCAGGCTGAGTATACAGGAACTTTACCTGACCCATCTGAGCTGCATAAATAGTAATATATGCAAACTGAAGAGCAGAAGGCTGGGTCATTGCTCGAGTAAGCGGAACCGGCAGATCAAAATAAAGCTTATCCTGATCGTTTACATAAACCATCATTCGAGCCTTATTATTAGTACCAGCACCATTAAGCCAACGGCAAGGATAAATCTGGAGGTCGTGACCCTGATTCTTAGCAATATTGTTCTTTAAAACATAAGAAAGAATGGACTCATCACCAGAAGTACCAATACGAGTAGAGGCAATGTAAGAATAACGATCCGGCGGAAGCAGAATATGATTTGCCATTGCAGAATCATCATACTCAGAAGCTGCCCAAGCCTCGGTAAGTGCCTTGTTAATATCCCACAGAATTTCATCTACAGTCTTCTTTTCCCACTCAGTAGCACCAGCTGCGCCAACCGGAGCCATTGCAGCAACAATGTCCGAATTATTAACAAGACCAGAAATACCAACAGAAGAGAAGCCTCCATAAACCAGCTGGTCAAGGGTCTTATTATAATTCAGTCGAATGCCACGATCCAGAATAGCATCAATGGAACGACCAATGCTCTGCATCTTCTGAGAATCTACAAACGGCTCCTTCATGCCCTGCGCCCAGGTGAATACCTTGTAAATATCCTTATTTACGTTAGCCTGTACCAGGTTAATATCGTTAGTTGCTCCACCAACAAGAGACTGATCATTAGCACCAGTAGTTGCATAACTTACATCCAGAGTGGAGGTAAAATCAACCCAACCACCACCGGTCTGAGCTACAATATCACGAGGCCAAGTTACAGAAGTAAGCGGCTCACGAACCTTAGGATCTCGCTTTTCAAGCTCACCTTCCAGGAATGCCATACCAGTTGCAATGCCTGCTGCATCCATAGCTCGAATACCCGAACCAAGAGAAGCATCTCGCATCATCTGTACATTGTTAACATTACCAAAAGGAACACCAGAAGCTGCATCAGTAATAATATTCGGCATTTTTCTTGTCTCCTTTCAATTAACCCTTTTGACGGGTCTTTACGGTAACCTCAGCTACCTTATTAGCATCCAGAATGCCAGTAGTCCACTCAATGTTAGAAACAGCAATTACGTTACCAGCATCATCAGCTGCTTCAAAATCACCAACGAGGGAATCCTGATAAGCAACATTCGGCTTAATACGAACATAAACCGGATCACCAGCCTTAGGAGTGCCACGCTTACACTTTACAGTGCACTGGCCACGAACCAGGACATCGCAAGGCATGTTAGCTACATAGTTCGGATTGCTCTGCGGATTAAATACATTTGCCTGAATAACCTCACGAACGGCAATACCTGCAATCTGTGCTGCAGTAGTAGCTGCTCCAACAATAGAGAAAGTATTGTCCTCATTAAGAATTACTGCCTGACCAAATGCAATATCAGCACCCTTAGCAATACGATTTTGAATTACGCAATCAGCAGTTCGGGAAACCGTACCTGCATAGCCATTATTAAGCTTAATACCAATAGTAGAACCGGGCATTTACTTTTCCTCCTTATAATGTGGATTGTATCGCTTAGCAATCGACATACCAAAATCATAATCGGAATCCATTGCCTTTGCCTTAGAATCCTTAGTTGCCTTCTTTTGCTTGATATTCATAAGAGTACCATAATCGGAAGAAGTAACTCGGGATCCCTTGATCATACGAGCCAGAGCATCTGCAGCCTTCTTACGTTCCTTAGGATTCTTAATAGCTGCAATTACCGGCTTCATGGTACGAAGTAAAGTAGCAGAATCCTTCATCTTTTCCGGGTCAACAGTAACAGATTCCTCATTATCTGCATCCTCAGTAAGATCATCCGGATCCTCATCCTCAGTTTCCTTCTCCTCAACCTCCAACTCATCAAGAGCCTTCATTGCAGGATCCTTGTAAAAACCAAGTTCACGAAGAGCTCGAACAACACCATCTGCAACCTTCTTATCAAGATCGTCCGGCTTATCCTCGTCCTTAGTGATCTCCAGAGGATTTGCTTCCTCGTCCTCAGTTGTTTCGCACAGGGCATCATTTACTTCCTCAGTCATTTCCAGAGCATCCTCTGCAAGTTCCTCCGGGATAGCATCATGAGCCTGCATACAAGTAAGAAACTTTCGAACTGCATCTCGAACTCGCTTCTCGTTAGCCATTTAAGTTTTCCTCCTTAAATAATTCTTTTTGCTTTTCTTAATAATCTTTTTGCATGTATTGTAGTTTCTTTAGGTTGTTCATCTTTTATGCAAACCGTCTTGCCAGCTCGTCCTTGCTGAACTAAAGCAACATGGTTGCCTCTTATGTTTGTTTGGTAATACTTACCGTCACGTTCAACATACTCACATTCATAGCCAGCCGATACTTCTCTTTTAGCACCAGATTCAATTTCATCAATTACAATTGGATCTCGTACAATGAGGTCAGCAACTATTTTATCAGAATTTTCTCCCTTGCCAACTCTTACATTAGATACTTCACCTTTGGAAAACATAGACCAATTGTTCGTATCAACATCAACTGTTGGATGCGTATCAGTAAATGCTTTTCCTTCAAAGCTTGCCAGAGTTCGTTGGTCAAAAACCTCTTCAGGCTCCCGATAAACATCAACTACTTCCTGACCATCTAATCCAATCTCACTAGATAAATACTTGTAAGTACCGGTTCGTGCAATTGGAACATTATGACAAATTAGAAAGCCCTCCGGAGTTTTTGTCATGTTGTTGCTTATTTTTGAACCATAGTAAGCTTTTGCCATGCAATCACTCCTCACATAGGTTTATAGGGACCCTAATTGGATCCCATATATATTATAACATATATTATACTATTTGTAAATAGGTAAATTAAAAATTTTTGAAAAATATTTCAACAAATTAAATACCAAGTAACTGTCTCTCAGTAGCAGACATCTGAGTCTTGGCCTTTTCAGCACCTACACTCTTACTAAATACCCAGTACTTATATTCAGCTCGAGCAGTTGGACTATGCTTCAGCTTATGATCATTATCAAACTTATCTAACTGAACTCCAATATCTCCGGAATAAGCCTTTACCTTAGCAGCATTCTTAATATAAATATTATTCACAAACATAAATAGTCCTCCTAATTACTTATAAATTCGACTATCACAATAAATGGAATAACCATCTGTGAAGAACTCATATACAATAGTCATGTTGTTCGCTGGAACAATTTTATCACCAGAATAAAGAGTTTTGTCAGGGAAAATTAACTGATTTTTAGTAGTAGCTCCATTAGTAACAACAATGGTATAATCTACACCCTGCCTCATGTTCTCAAACTCTGCAATGGTTACATCAGACTTTTCAGCAGCTAAACTTACATGCATGTTATGATGGCCATTGAGATCTAATCCAGTCGGATCGTTTAAAAGTTCTACTGTTACTTCTTCAAAAGTCTCTGCATCAGCTGGATCGAATCCACAATCTGCTCTAACAATATTTGGCATTTACTTTTCCTCCTTTACATCATTTGTTCAAATTGCATTTTACCCATTGTCTGGATTTTACCGTTTGTATATACTTTATGTGGCCAACTTATGTCATCTATTTCTATTAGTGGTTCTGGATAACAACGACAATTCCAAATATTACCTGCATGATAATTACCAACAGATTTCTCACCGGCCAAAGCTTCTGGACTTGGAGGTTCATTCCAATTAACAAGAACTCCTTCCATGATCCTATGGGACTTTCGAACTCTATCTCCGTCTTCCATAGTTCTCCATACATACCAATGAAGATCTAAATTATCGCATCTTGCTTTTGTAAGAGCTGTAGTAGTTTTTGAAACCTCAGTTCTTGCAATAAGTTTTGCAGAGGCTCTTGAATGTTTATCTGTCTGTTCTCTTATAACCTTAGCTATTTCAGAAGCTCGCATTCCTTTTAATGCCATATCTGAAATATCCTTAGTTACCTTTTTAGCAACATCAGTAGGCAATGTTTTAATTAAGCTGGCATTTTCTTCAATTTGTATTTCAATATCACTTTTTAAGCCTTGATTTATTTCGCTCATTAGCATTCTATATAAGCTTGGATTTTTGGTAGCCTTTTTAGCTGCCATCCTCCAAGTTCTCATATTTTGAACTGCTATAGGAGTTACCATCCTCCTTACTGCTGAATAAACAAAAGAATTAAATGGTTCTGAGTTTTGGAAGTTCCTCATATCATTTATATACTTTTCTTTATCATCACCAGCAGAAAAAGCAATGTAATGAAATAAGTCAGTTAGCTTGCTAAGTGTATCTAAAAAACTATCTTGAAGAAGCCTTGTGGTTTTCCAATCATCTTTTTTCATAGCAATTACCTTAGCTTATTTAGCATTTCCTTTATTCTAGAAACTGCACCATTTACTTCAGACTTTATGCTACTATTTTCAACAGAATTTCTAATGTATTCCAATTCTCTAAACACGTCGTTTATTATTTTATTTTTACGATTTGAATCTAATATTTTAATTGCCTTATCTAAAGCATTTTTAATGCTCACATTAGCTATACTTCGCATTTAAGATCTCATTAAGCTATTAAGCTTAGTCATCTTTTCGCTGCATTTGCTTCTAATCTTTTTGTCATCAGTTTCATTTTGTGCTCTGTCAAAAAGATCAACAGCTTCAGCCATTTTTCTAAGAGCATCATTATAAAATCTTGCTGCAGACTTATTGTCATCACAAACCTTAATAGCCTTGTCAAGAACCTTTTTAACTTCCATAATAATTGCCTCCTTTAATATCTATATATATTATATATTATATATAAACAAAAGTAAATAGTTAAATGCAAGAAATTTGATTATAATTCATGGGCTTTAGCTTCCTACTATTTACAATTTCATGAGCAACTTTGTCCAAAGCCTCATTTTTGTTTTTAGCAATTACTTTGATAATTACCTCTTTACCAGTTTCTACATCAGTAAAACTAGCATACCAAATAGGATCATCAATAGCTTTAATTGCCTGGTTTATTTTCTTCCGGCTTTTGCCGTGTTTTATCGAAAGGAGTTTCTTCAGCAGCACTGTTATTTCCTCCTGTCATATTTTTAACATATTCTTTCATTTGCTGTTCATCTAACTTATCTTGTTCTTTGCTTTCCTTATCTTCCTTTTCAGCCTCATTTATCATCTCATCAGTAATATTGGTCCAAAGGCCAACAAGAGGAGCTTGCTGCTTGAGTTCACGAAGCGCAGAAGCCTTTCCAATTAAACCACTACCTACTGCAGTGAATACTGGTTCAGCCATCTTAGAAGCAAGGTCAGACTTTTCAAGGTCAGATGGGCGTCTTACAGGATTAAATTCAATTTCCATATCATCCGGAATCTCACCTAAAGTACTCATTGTAATAATCTTGATAAGCTGCTCAAGTGGTTCCCTAACATATGTTTCTTGCTTTTCCTGAATAGTGTCATAATAGTTTTGAAGTGTTTCATCTCCACTATTGAAACCAGAGGGAGATCTACCAAATAACTTATCAACAGGAATTTCAGCTGCACCGGATATATCAAGCATAAAGCTTTCATATACATCATTTATACCGGTGAAGGAATACTGGTGCATTTCAAAGGAATCTTCCTTGTCCATTGCAACAGTACCAGTATTGCACATTAAATGGTTCATAGCTACCATAGTATCATAAACATGCTGTGCTGCTTCCTGATCACCCATGGTTAACATTTGAGCTAAACCATCCATCTTATGAACTCGAATATTAGCAAGGAAAATAAGAAATGCAATATTTGCCGAAGTATCATCACGTTTCTTTAATTCCGTATATACGTGTTCGAGTTCAGATGCTCCCCAGTAAGATTCTGCAATTTCCTCCCAGTATGGAAGTTCTCTACCGATCATCTTAATTACTCTGCTATGGTGCATTCTTACTGTCTTACCAGAAGTATCATCAGACACATCATAATAAGCCGGGGTTCCAAAATGTGGATCACTTATATCAGATACCAGTTCAACAGATGGAGAAACTCCAGACCAACGATCAATAGTCATGCAACCTTTGTAATCACCCGGCATAATGGAATCCAGATCCAAAGGTTCACTCATATCTTCCTGTCCTTCAATAAGTGGAATAAGTAAGCATCCACCATAAAGTCTTGCCCACTTAATGCACTTAAGGAATCTTGCCTCAGTTCTTGTTCTTCTCCAAGTATTCATTATATCCTGGATTTTATCCGGATCAATTTGAGATTGAATAATGAATCCATTCTTCATCATCTCATTTGCTGGCTTTTCAATAATTGCCTTAGCAATCCAGTTATTTCTAAACAAAGTATTGAGAGTCATATAATCCCATGTGAATCGTTCCATCACATAACGACCAGTTTGGGAAAGATTATTGGCTCCCATACCCAGATTAGCTGGAATATTGGTATAAGCATCTAAAGCTTTTTTAGCACTTATGATTCCGGCACTGTCCAATACAAGACCAGGAGCTAATTTGGTTAGACTATCTTGCACGGCCTGCTGCCTTTTTCTTTTTCTTTGTTTAGTAGCCTGCCTGCTCATTAGTTACAACCTCCATTATTCCCAATCAGAGTCAGCCAAACGGGCTTTAATCTTATAATCTTTTTCCTTATTCCAATATCTCATCATATCATCCAACAGAGATTGAACAGATGGATCATCGGTTTTATTTCTGAGATTAGCTAATACTACCAAGTATTTTTCTATGCAATCCATTACTGTGTGCATTGCCAATTCAAAACTATATCTACTATAATTTGTTGGCTTATAATCCAATCCATCAAGTAAATAAGAAGGATTCATAATTGCTTCTTCTTTTTCAATTGCAAGTTCAGCTAATGTATCAGCTTCTTCATTTGCCTTTTCATAATACTCATTGCAAATGCTATGAATGTTGTCAAACAAAGTTCCTTTAGCATGAGTATGGACATGCTTCATATCATTTGCCAAAGCCACTGCCGAATAATAAGCTGTAGAATAGTTTCCCATTTTTTGTTCCCTCCTAATATATTATATATTATATTATATACTAGAACTAGTTATTTGTAAATAGTTATTTTATCAACAAAGAAATAATATATTTTGCTTTCTAACCTTTTGTACGTATGGATTATTTAATGAACCTTTCCAATTACCAAAGCCACAACCTGGATATCTTCCATTGGATCCACCAGCTTTTGGTGTACCATATTTATCATAATATTGGTTACCATCTGGAATATGAAATGTATAAGTTGTTCTCATTTCACTTGTTGCTTTTGGAATTGTAATGTAAAGTTCTTTTTCTTCCATGAAAGGAATTCGATAAATGTAAATGTTTTCATTATCTTCTAATGCTTGGTAGTTATACCGTTTAGCCATTACTATTTCTGGCATTTTAGAAATTACTTTTAGTATGAAGGAATGGTTAAGCACTTCTTCTATACCTCTTTGTTAATTTCTCACCATATACCTCATATTGGCTAAAGTTTGTATTAACAATATAACGTAAAGCATCGCAACAATGATCGAATTCTTTTATTGGTACCTCATTGCCATTTTCCACCTTTTTCTCATCCCAGCTATACATACCTAACTCGGATATTAGGTTCGGGCAATTATTGGCATTTATAAGCAAATGTCCGGTGTTAAATAAAGTACTTACTTTTGCTATTCCTTCAGCTACATCATTCTTTGCTTGAATAACTCTATCACCAGCATTTTTATGAGCAGCTATTAAAGGTGTAGCACTTGGATCCATTGCAATATTAGTATATCTTCTTCCCTCATTGAATTGGTGAAAAGCTTCTACATATTGTCTTGGTTCCATTTGCTTTAATTTATCTCTACCGGAATAATAGTATTCATTATCAACATAAAGAAAGGGGATTGGATCTCCCGGTACTCTGATCTTATAGGCTCTTAAGTAAACCTGAGGATTCTGCGTTCCAAAGTCAGAACCATAAATAGCCGGTATATCATTTTCCCTTGCTTTAATTGGGAGCACATTAGGATCAGTGTAAGTATTTCTTTCAGCATCAAATGTATCATAAATAATACCAGAAGCTTGTACCCATTTGCCTAATATATATCTTTGGTAGAATACTCCCTGGAACATATTATAGTATTTCTCTATTGTTTCTTTACTTAGTGAAGGATTATCTTCCAAGTTACAATGTATATCTAAGTACTTCTTTTCTTTAGCCTTATCTATATGGTTTATTTTGAACCAATGTTTAGGACCTTCTGGATTACAGTTAAACCAATATTTAGCACCTTCAACAGAACAACGAGCTAAAGCTTGGTTAACAAAAGATTCAGGCATTAAAGCTACCTCATCAAAAAGTACTCCTGCCAAAGTAATACCTTGAATAAGATCTTGGCTTCTTTCATCTCTGCCACCAAATAAATAGAATGTATTTATGATCTTATCCTTAGCTACTATTAAACAACTTTGACTCTGCCTATCAATTACTTTATACCCTCTGCTAAATAATATTTCTTTTAATCCTACTATTACATTACGTCTTAATGAACCTATTGTCTTACCTGTAATTGCAAAATTCTGCCCAGAATATGTATTCATTGCCCAGTTAATAAAACTGAATGATAAAATCAGAGTCTTTCCGCTTCTGACACTTCCCTCTGCAATTATCCCATTATATGATTTTTTGTTATTTTCTGGCATCCACCACGTCAATAGTTTTAATTGTTTATTTGAAAAAGGAGACCACTTAAAACTCATATTATTTGTATAATAGATTTATTGCTTCTATTTGATATAACTTATGGTTACCATTTCTTTGAATATGTAATGTTTTCAACAAACAATTAGATAACTTTTCTTTATAGTTAATTATATCAGCGAAAATGAATTCAGCAAAATCAACCATATATCCTGAATGGTTATGTATCTTAACTACTACCATATCATATTGAGATATATTAAACGATAATAGCTTTGAATATAAATCCATTATACTTTCCTCCTTTCTCAAATTGCAGAATATTTTAGATTTACGTTTTTACTATATCATAATTACAAGCTGCATAACCTGCAATATCAACAAAATTATCTAAATGGTCTGGATTTTGTTTTGCTCTTGCTAACTTTAAGAGGATCATCATATTAGCTACATCATCGATACTAATGCTTGACTTTCCATCTAAATAAGCATTCCATAAAGCTGCAATTTGTCTAAAATTATTTTCAGGCTTTCCGTATTCTTCATCACGATCGCCTTCAACTATTTTAGTTGCTTTATCCAGCATTTCCTTTCGATAACTCATTATTTACTCCTATTCAGGCATTATTATAAATTACCATTGCTGCAATAAATAAAGAATATATAAACAAGATCATTTTTATTTCCTTCTCTTTATAGCAGTAAAAGGAAGCTTGTTCAGCTTCCTAATACTTATTATTTATTTCACGTAAATTTTAATCAAAACTAGTTTTACTGCTCCATTGTATTCTTCTTTAATTCTAACAAGTTTACGATTATCAAATTCATTATTATTCAAATTTTGAAGTAATTCATATGCAAATCCTTTGAATAATTCATTACCATGCTCATCAACAACAAGAACATAAGAACTACTATAAATGTTTTTTACCAACTTTTTGAGCTTCATTTTGTTTCTCTCCTTTTAATTATTTACTGTATAAGCTTGACCATATGGAAACTTTTCAGAAAACTTTTGGTGTAAACCAACTCTGGTAAAGCCTAGCTTTTCCTTTCCATTATAAACATCATAAAAGAAAATTCCTTTATTTTCTCTGTTCATAATGTATGTTCGTTCTCCACCATTGTCAAACTTAATTTTGAAACTTCGGTGATTAACGATTAAATTGTTTGATCCAATCTTTATCTTAATCACTTCCTTAAAATAAATATACTGGGCATACTTGTAAATTTTTATTTTATTTACATCAAGCGGGACGGGCTTTTATGTATGCCCAGTATTGGTCGGGATAGCAAGATTTGAACCTGCGGCATCTTGCTCCCAAAGCAAGCGCTCTACCAAGCTGAGCTATATCCCGATATGGAGCGAATAACGAGAATCGAACTCGCATGTTTAGCGTGGAAGGCTAACATTCTACCATTAAATTATATTCGCATGTAAGCAAATAACCTAAAAAGTGAGGTGAATCAACAAATGAAATATAGGCATGTTCCGCTATGCAGGTATTCCGCTTAGGTTATTTGCTTTGGCTGAGATAGTTGGATTCGAACCAACGAATTATGGAGTCAAAGTCCAGTGCCTTACCTCTTGGCTATATCTCATGGTACCACTAATGGGATTTGAACCCATATGCCAATTGGCCAGGGATTTTAAGTCCCCTATGTCTACCAATTCCATCATAGTGGCATATGGTGGGCCCTCTCAGGATCGAACTGAGGATCTTTCCGTTATGAGCGGAAGGCTGTAACCAACTCAGCTAAAGGCCCATATAGGATTGCAACAGTAAAATACTTTATTTGGATTAAAGAAGGAACGATATGTCTAATGTTGCAATCCTGGTGATATGATCAAAAATTACTCATCTTCATTAAAGTCAAGAGACGGAGACTTCCAAGCATTCTTTTCAATCTGCTTAGCATTAGCTTCCTTCTTAAACTTTAAGCAAGTTGGGCAACGCTTAGGAAGAACCAAACCACGAGATTCCATTGCTTCCTTCTTACCCTCAGTAATTGTAAAGACCTTGTTACAATCAACACAAGTAATTTCAATTTTCTTTCTCATTAGCTCTCTGCACTCCGGGCAACGAAGAGGAAGATCATACCCCTTCACATCATTAAGCTTCTGCTCATAAGGAGGAATTACAAACTTCTTACCGCAACGCTTGCATTCCTTTTCAATAGGCTCATAAGTCTTTACCGGTTCGCTAAATACATTTTCCACTTTATTTTCTTCCTTTTCATTTTCGATTTTTGTAATTTGACCAATAGAATTATTTTTAATTGTTCTTCTAATGGTTGCTTCAGAACAGCCATATTTATTTGCAATGGCTTGATTTGAAGCTCCTAACTTTTTACAAGCAATCATGTTCTCGATCTGCTCTTTTGTAAACTTGATTTTCATGATTATTTCTCCTTATTATTTATTATATTCTTTACCATTTCTGATATAGAAATTTTCAACAGGTACACCATCAATCTTGATTACGCTACCACCAGAATAGCCTTTATTTACTTTTCTTGCAATAGCAATAGCTTCATCAAATTCCTCTGCATCAATGATGAGACGATCAAGATTATGTCCTTCAATCCGCCATGTTTTCATTTTAGCTTCCTCTTTTCTTATTTTTTATTGCTTATTTATTTTCTATAATTATTATACCACATTTCATATAAAATGTAAACAATTATTTTTGAATTTATTCATTTTTATCTTCTGTTTCTTCTTCATCTTCCCAGACCTTTTTAGCAGATTTAGCAAGTGCTTCCATAAATCCATCATCTTCCTTAGATCCACTTTCAAGATCGTACATTTTCTTTTTAAGCTCAAATTCTTGTTCAACAACATCCATCTTGCGTTCTTCAAGAATCTGTTTATAATCCTTTGGCATATCAGCACAATACTTAGCCAAAAAGTCCAATGCTTTTAACTTATCATGCAATTCAATTGATATACCATCACGCCCAGATTTAATGGACTTAATAAGTTGTCCATCAATTTGAGAAGTTGGCTTTAGCTTAATAGAGCTTGGATATATTTCAACAAAATCAGTCATATCTGCAAAAGCTATACGAACATAATGCTCAATAATATCCTCAGCTTCTACCATGCAGTTTCTCATGATTCTAGTTTTAAGCCATTGAATATATCTTTGGCATTTTGGATTTCGTCTAAAACCATAACCAGCTGCAGAAACATTTTTATAGCCAGCTGCAAAGCATGCAGTTTTTATGTTTTTACTTTTTACATAAACTTCGCAAAACCTTTGAGCTGCTTCAGTAAGACCTTCAATGGCCTCTTTATGCTTCATTTTTAGAAGTTCTTTTTCGGTGTATTCATCATAATCGATAGCTTTTGCAGGCATTTTTGTTATCTCCTTACTTATTTACGAAATTGCTCTCGATAATAAGACCTGGAGATCATAAGCTTTTCTCTCATCCTTTTAAGAAATGTTTTATAATTACAACGACTGCAATTATATTCCTCGTTGATATAAAATGAGCAATGCATTTCTTTACACATTTTGCAAAAATGTGATTGTTCCTCAGTAATATCAAGCATTGTATAAACAACAAACTCGAATGTATTTTCTCCAAGATTTATTATCTTTGTTGTTATGTTTTGATATTTCTTTGAGGCCATAATATTGGCTAATTTTTTACATCCTTGTAAGTATGCTTCTTTTTCACTAAATGCATGAAATTTATAAGAGCATATTTTCAATGCAATTCCAATGTTTGGAACTTTATTTTGCATTTAGTTCACCAGCCATTCTCTTTGAAGCAGCAACTGCGGCTTTATCAACAAGTTCATTGTCAGGATTTCCAGAATGGCCCTTTACCTTTACAAATCGAATGTGACATTTTCTATTTTCAAGCTGCTTAAGCAACTTTTCCCACAATTCTTGATTTTTTACTGGAGTACCACCTTTAGTAAACCAGTTATTTTTCTTCCAGAAGTCTACCCAGTTGTTATTGATTGAATTAACAATATAAGCAGAATCTGTATGAATATATATCGAATGGACTACATTGGTTCGTACCTTAACTACTTCTTCAATAATGTGATCCAAAGCTCTTACGACTGCCATGAGTTCCATTTCGTTATTTGTAGTTTCCGGTTTACCACCAGATACTTTAAGAAATGGCTTATCAGTACTTTCTTCGTTGTATGCAATAAATGCATAACCACCAGGACCAGGATTTTTCAAACAAGATCCGTCAGTAAAAACATTATACGTCATTTTGCCACCTCAGCCCTAATGATTTTTCTGTATTCATTTACGATTAAAATGAATTTTGCATATATTTCATATCGACTATTTGCTCTGTATTGAGAATAACCAAATCCAACATCGATAAATACCCAACAAAGATTTTCTTCTTTTCTTTCTATGGAATATTGAATTTGACTAATATGAAATTTATATTTTTTCGATATTTTTTCTGCTGCTTTTTGAATTTGCTCATTGCTGAGAGCCGAATCCCTACCTAACAGGGTCGCAACTTCTCGTGCAAGTATTTGCCTATTTTTCTTGATTCTGCAATCAAGGTTTTTAATTTCATGTATTTCCATTTTCATCACCTTATGGATATAGGAGGGGAATAAACCCCTCCATATCTCTTATGATATACCAGCCGGACCCCGCGGTTTACCAACTTTTCAACAAGAATGATTAGTCGTCAAAATCAAAGTCATCATCATCATCATCATCATCTTCCGGCTCCGGCTTCTTGTTCTTCTTAGCCTTTACCTTCTTAGACTTCTTTACAGGCTTCTCATCTTCATCTTCAGCCTCATCATCTTCGTCGTCCATCTCATCAGACTCGTCTTCGTCGTCGTCAGTCTTCTTGGACTTCTTAGAAACCTTCTTGGACTTCTTGGAAGTTTCCTCATCTTCGTCGGCGTCGGCCTCTTCGTCATCCTCATCAACTTCCTTTGCCTTCTTAGTCGGACGACCACGCTTGGACTTCTTCTTAGGCTCCTCAGCTACGTCCTCGGTGTCCTCATCAGATTCCTGATCATCCTCTACATCACCATTCAGGAAGTCCTGATAATAACGATCGATCTTACGAGCATTGCAATATTTTACCGCATTCAGCATATCAACAGCAAAATCAGGGAGGCTAAGAGCTACCTGAGCCAGAATCGGATAACGACGAGATACATCTACACGCTCAGAAACCGAACCATTCTTGATGATCTCTACTACCTGCTTTACGGAATAATTTTCAGCCATTTTTGAACTCTCCTTTAATGTTTGGTTTTTACCAATGAAATTTTATTTGCAGTTATTCATTTGGAATAACCTTTGCAACAAAAGTAAAAATATCTTCCTGCATAAGCTTTGTGATATTGTTTACAAAGCAAAAATCCTGATTTGCTCTCAGTGATACATAAACGTTTGCATCTCTGTCTACTCGCAAGTTGTAGAAATTGAACATTCCAAGTTTGATAGGATCATCAATTCCATCCTGCTTTGCAATCAGCTTAAGTTGGTGGCCAACAGATGAAATGAATTGTAATGCATTGTATGCTTCATCTTCCAGAAACCTAAGCTTCAGTTCAACATCGAAATTGCCTTTAGCTGAGTGGCCATTGTAGTAGCCTCTTGCCTTAATGTTTTCTGCTTCCATTTGCTCACCACCTTCCCTAAGAATATTATACCACAAACGGAATCATTTGTAAATACCTTTTTTGAAATTTTTTCGACTTTTTTCTTGCTCCCTAAAGAAGCTATCTCGTGAGGATTTAGAAGTTTTGATTATTGGTGCTTCACTTTCTCTTTTTTCTTTTTTATTTATTTTTTCTTTTTTCTCTTTACTAGTACTAGCTATATCTATTTCTTCTTTTATAGAAGCTATATCAACAGAAGTAGTATTAGGTTTAATTCCCTTTAAGCCATAAAACAAATCATCTATGTTTTTAACATCAACAATAGCATATAATCTGTCATCTTTCAGGAATTGAACCAGAAATACAGGAACCTTATGTGATACATCAGCATGAAATTCAAGCTTCTTCATATCCAATCTGGACAATCGATAACTTAAACTGTCTGTTGATTTAAGCTGTACCATCAGAGTTTCATTTTCTCCGTCCTCTTTTACAACCCATCCAGCCCCGGATGCTGGAGCAGGAGTTAGACCTAAAGCCTTAAGAGTACGTTTTTCATTTTGCGAGTAAAATTTGCCAGATCTTTTAGGCATTAGTGGTACCACCTTTGCTATACAAATTGTAAAAACTTTTGGAAGAAATTTTGTATAATATTACTAGTAAGTTTATTACTTTTTAACTAAATTTAGTATTTATTTTGATACGAATTTTATTACTTTTGCTAAGCACAAGATATAATTCAGAAACAATAATGATGAACGTAAACAAATACAAATACTACATAATCAGGCCGTACCAGATTCAGATAGCCCTGTATTGGAAGGGGATTCTCCTTTCTATAGTAAATTATGTGAGTATTGCTCAATATTTAATTTTTAATTTGATAATGCAAGTTTATTATAACCACTGTTATAATATGATTGGAATGTTCACCAAGCTATCATCATCAGCATAGGGAGCCAATCCCCTATGGACTGGGATAAACCCAGTTTCGAAATGGTTAAATTCCAATAGTAAAATACATTACAACAGGAGTAAGAAGAATAAGTCCCCAACCAATTAAAGCCGCAGCCTTTTCATATTTAGTAAGCATTTATAATACCTCCATTAAATTTCACAGATATGAATACTGAAATGAGAAGCAACACGAGATCCATACTTAATGATCAATTCTTTTTTGATCTTAGTATTCATCTTAAGAGCTTCTTCAGCATTATAAATGCCTTTGCTTTCCATTACCCCATTAGGGGTGGCTAAGATTACCTCATACAATTTCATCTTAATTAACTCCTTTATGTTATTTATTTGTTTTTGTATATTCCTTTACCTTGATTATATTATACATCATTCTAAACAGTTTGTAAACAGTTTTCTTGCATTTTTCTTAAAATTCTTTTGTAAACTTATCAGGAGTCGCTCTGAACGGACTTAAAGCAATGCATGCTCCATCAGCAGCATCATCATTCATAAAGTACTTATTACGATTAGATTTGCCTCTAATTGCATCTTCAAATCCAAGTTTTATAATATAAGCAACAGAACCAAACTTCTGAGGATCCTTTACTCCTTCAACAGGAGGGAATATAGGTTTAGAACTACCAAGTACTGCTGATTTCCAAGCTCTGGTATCTATGCTATAAGTAGTAATACCATACTTATATCCAGTATCAACAATATATGCAATTAAAGCTCCAGTAGTTTTTAAGTAGTCTGGTCTTAAATCAAAACCTGCTGTATAGGTTCTTATACGTTCACATACAATAGCAATATCTTCTGGTGGATATTTCTTAAGGCAAGATTTAATGGCCTTTTCCAGTACTTTTGCTAATAGTAACCTTTTCTCTGTTTTTGTCTTTACATACTGGAATTCAATGCAGCTAACTTTCTTTAATTGTCCATTAACTGCAATTGATATACCAGTTCTTTTATAGCTTTGATCTAATCCAATGATACATTTCTGACCTTGGTATTGCCTATTCTTTCTTGCATCATCTGATTTTAAAGCTTTTCCCATAGAGGTTGTACCTCCTTTGGCAACTTAATTCTACCTTTACCAATGTTCCAACAAGCATCCCTCATTGCACAACTTTCAGCTCTTTTGCAATCGCATTTATTGCATTTACGTACAGGAACTTTATGATCTTCAATAAATTGCTTCTTATATGCTTGAATTTGCTTAAGTCTATTAATATATGGCTTTACCTTTTCCTTATCATAATATACCGGGACAACAGAGAAATTAGAATCATTCTTGCTGTCACGTAATACAAAACCTCGTTTATGAGGTTTACCAGTATATTTACTTAATGCCCATAAATAGAAGTTTATCTGCTTCTCACCAGATGGATGGCCTTTACTTTTTTGGAATGCATAGCTATTCATAGATTTTACATCACAGATTAGTTCTTCGCCATCTCCAAAATCAAGTAAAGCATCAATAGTAAAATTAAGATCATATTTTTCAAGGAAAAGAGTCCTTTCAATAGCTACATCAATATTGGCTCTTCTAAATAACTGATACCATTTTTCATGTAATGCATTACCGGTAGCAAAGATTCTCAACAAACCAACAGGAAGTTGTTCACCTTGGTTCATTTCATAGAATAAGGAAAGCAATTGTTCACGGTAGCAAAATTCATTATCACTGGCAATTACAGCAGAAGCATGTAAGCCATATCTATTTTCATGTTCAGTAGAAGTATAATATAGTTTATTAAGTCTTGATTCGATTATCATCGGCCAAGTATTATTTCCTTGCTGTGCTTTAGCAAGCTGTTCTTTCATACCCATTATTTTAGTCCTTTCAACAAATGCAATTCTGGTTGGTCCAGTTCTTAAGGCCTATGGATTATAGGTTAAGTAGAATCCAGTCCAACCAGAATACATTTTGGCATTTTTACTATGCTCAGATTGTATAGATAGCTGCTATAAGTGGTAAAAAGTATGGTATTTTTAATGGTTAAGTATTGTACTGTTCACGTCTAAGCTTCATAAGCTCTTTTCTAATAGGTACAATATCATCATAACCAACAAAACCACGGTCAAAGAAGAAAGGCATTTCACATTCAGCAAATGGATTAGATACCTTAGACTTCTGAACCTTAGCTTTCATAATAAGTCCAACCTTTTCAGTATTAGCTGAAATATTAGGATTCTTATTTGGGATCTCAATCCAAGCTCTACGAGCTACCTTGATTCTGAGGGAAGAATAGAACTTAATAGCTCTGCCTCCTGGCGTAGTGTCCTTATCACCAAAAAGCATTGCATTCATATTATCTCGAACCTGATTGATAAGAATTAAAGTTGTTCCAGACTCTTCGCAGGTTCTAACAATAGAAGGAAGCATCTTTGAAAACAGTCGAGCAACTCCACCGATTCTAACTTCATTCTCAGCATCTTTCTCAATCTTGGTAATGTCATCTTTAGGCTGGCATGCTGGTACCGAGTCGAGACCAATAATAGGTATACCAGCTTTGGCAAACTTAAGTACATCATTTAAAGCTTCCTCACCATAGTTAGCTCGATGAACAATCATCTTACCTTTTTGTACTCCCATTTGAAGAGCTCGTTCTTCATCATAAGTTCCTTCAATAGGAATATATAAACCTAAAGAATGGAGGGACATTAACCAGTACATGAGGGAAGTTTTGCCAGAACTCTCAGGACCAAAGATCTCAATAATACGACCTTTAGGCATTCCACCACCAATGATATTATCCAAAGCTTCAATCCTGGTCTGCCATCTTGGAATTTGTAATGAAGCATTTTTACCAACAGTAAAGATAGAACCTTTACCTGATTTTTTCTCAATGTCTTTACAAAGCTTACTAATTTCAGCTAAGTCCATTTTTAGCACCTCGCTCTTGCTAGAATATTGGTGTTATATTTTTCAACATGCTTAAAGTACTTTTTCTGATTGAATTCCAAAGCTCCAGATTCTTCAAGCACTCTTAATACTCTTGCATTTAAGATACGCTTTTCAATTCTTTCCTTTAGATCTTCAACAGATTTATACTTACCATTCTTTCTTCTTTCTTCCTCAATTACTTTAGCTGCCTTTTCTCCTACACCCTTGATAGATAATAAGCCTTCCATTATACATTGTTCTCCATCAATCTTTTGTAAGGAATATAAAGCGGTTCCGTTAACATGAGGAGTAAGAATCAAGCTACCTTGCTTAACTGCTAAGCATTTGTATTTCCATTCCTCAGCATCTTTAGGAGCATATTTAAGATTTACATACCAGAAATATTCTGGGTAATGGATTTTATAATACATTTCAATAAGAGAGATCATTGCATATCCAGTAGCATGTCCTTTATTGAAAGAATAGGTTAACAGCTTCTTAAAGATCTCTGAAGCTTCCTTTTTCTCAATACCATTCTCAGCAGCTCCTTCCAGGAACAGCTTCTTAATTCTACCTTCCTCAGCGTCTCGTTCCTTTACGGCACGTTCTGTCATCTGAGTACCTTTCATGAACTTTAATACCTTATCAGCATCTGGCCATGAAAGCTTACCAATCTTACGGCAAATAGTAGTAATTTGTTCCTGATAAACTACAGTACCATAAGTTTCCTTTGTTAACTCATAAAATACTGATTTATCAACAGAATCAGAATGGATTTTATTATGTGCATATTGTTCAGGCATCTTTAATCCAAGAGGACCTGGACGGTTTAATGCATTTGCTGCAATAAGATCTTCCATGCAGTCGCAGTGAATTTGATTAAGAATATTTGCAGCAGCTTTACGCTCAAACTGAAAAATAGCTTCTGTATTTTCTTCTCTGAACTGCTTAAATAATCCTTCATCTTCCAGCCAGTTATCTTCATACTTTTCTCCAGTAAGTTCTTCAAGTTCCTTTACAACAGATAAAGTACGAAGCCCCAGCATATCAAATTTAAGAACAGCAATTTTCTCAAGGTTATTCAGATCAAATGCCGAGCTAAGTTTTTGTCCATGTTTTTCACAAGCACAATAATCAGTAATATCAGTTCCCACAATAGCTACACCAGCTGCATGGGTACCAAAGTATCTGATCTTCTTATACATTTTGCTGAAATGCTTTAGAATGTTTTGGAACTTTGCATTAAACTTCTTGCATTGATTTTGATATTGCACTTCATTATAATCAAAATCCAAAGTATCTTTATCTACATTGTTCCAAACATAAGCTTTAATAGCTTTTTGATCAGCTGGATCTTCAACACCGCAGATTTTGAAAAGATCATTCAACAAATTATCTGGTTTATATAATCCATAAGAACAAATTTGAATTGCCTTGCCTTTATACTTATTGATAAGGTGATCAATTACTTCTCCTCGTCTAGAAGTTTCAAAATCCATATCAATATCAGGCATTTTCTTCTTATCCATTCTTAAGAATCTTCTGAAGTCCAAACCAAACATTAAACTATCAACATCAGTAATACCAAGAGCATAAGCAACTTCACTATTGCAAACAGAACCACGACCAGGTCCGACTGCAATTCCATTCTGTTTAGCCCACTGTACATATTCCTGAACGATAAGAAAATAGTCATCAAATCCATGCTCTTTAATTACTTCAAATTCTTTCATGCAACGTTTCCAGTATCTTTTATTATACTTTCCACGTTCAATAAGTCCTTTTTTGATATTTCTTTTAAGTAGCATTAAGCTATCTTTTTCTTCATCAAACTTTGGAAGTGTGGTAGTAAGTTCACTTAAAAAGTCTGGTTCGCATTTATCAACAAGTTCTTTTACATTGTTTCTAAACTGCTTAGCCAGAGTTTCAGATCCATGCATTTTAATGAATCTCTTTTCAAGTTCATTAGGCTTTGGCATGTACCTTTCTCCATATACAGCTTCAATGTTCTTATGGCCTCGAACTTCATGCATTTTTAAGTATGTATCCCAGTCTTCTTTTCTACCATAGTGGCTATCAGAAGTAAGAATACATTTAATGCCAAGTTCCTTTGCCAATTTCATAAGCTGTACATTTACTTTTTCTTGAAGTTCTGGTTCAGAAAGCTTATATGGTTGAATTTCAATATAAAAATCATCACCAAAGATCTTCTTAAAAGCCCTTGCAGCTTTATAAGCAGGTTCAGTTTTATCAGCAGATAATTTATTTGAAATATATCCGGCAATACAAGCTGATGAACAAATAATTCCTTCGTGATATTTCTTAAGAAGTTCAAATGTAATAATTGGTCTGTAATAATAACTATTTGCATTTGCTTCAGTTATCATCTTATTCAGATTTTGATAACCCTTTAAGTTTTTAATGAATAAACAAAGGTGGTAACGTTTTTTAACCTGCTTGAATTCTGGCATAAAATAAGCTTCAATACCAAGAATCGGCTTAATGCCAACTTCCTTGCAAGCTAACCAATGATCAATAATACCAGAAATTGTACCATGGTTTGTAGTACCTAAAGCTTCATATCCATATTCCTTAGCAAGTCTGGCATTTTCCAAAGGTTTACCAAAACCATCGAATAATGAATAATCATCATGCCTATGTAAGTCTGCTACTAGCATTTATTCACCTTTTCTCCAACGTTTTGTAAATGGTTCAAGCCACTTTGCATTATCGTTATTATCAATCTTATCCAACAAATAAGAATAAGCTGGCAGGTTATTTACCATACCATATCGATAATACCATTCAGCAAAAAGAGCTTCAATGTAGCTATCATCTACCCACTTGCCTTCGTTCCTCATAAACCAATTCATGTCAGGACCAGATAAAGCTAATTTACACAAGCATCTAGCAATGTGGTACCATTCATTGTATTTATGTCTATTGTATTTGTAAATAGGTACAAATTCTTCCTTGAGCATATTATCAATAATTTCTTTATCTCGTTCATGATAAATATGCATTGAAGTTGCTGTATGATAATAACTACCACAAACAATTCCGAGTTCATTTGCAATTACCATTTGCATATTGGTAAACATAAATACATCGTAAGGCATTCCCCAAATGCAGTCATTGCTTCTCATAAATACATGCATATTCAGTCTTGAATTTCTAACTGTAAATTGAAGCATTACCGTACATGGAATGTCCTTCGATACTGTATCAATATCGTCACTATCATAAATAGTAAGTACTGCCTGACGAGTATCTTTATCGTCCTTAAGCTTGTTGATCAATGCCGGAATCTTATCTGCAATACGTGAACCATAGTCACCATACATTGTAATACCATTGTCAGAAAAGTTTTTCATATTTTTGTTAAAAATGGAAGTTACTCGTACATCATTGACACTACTGAAAATGTATAAGCTTTCAACAATAGCATGAAGTAAGTTCCACTTACGATTTTTAATGTATGCCATATTGGAGGCTGGCATTTCGACTTTAATAGTTTCTTGAAGAAGTTCTTTAGTAGCTTGTCCTCTTGGCTTTACTGTAGATCCTTCATCAATTACTTTTTGAATTACTTGTTTGTAAGCCTCTGCAAAAGTTCTACCTACAATCATTTTTATTCACCTCAAATGTTTAGGATAATATTTGCAAACCCATCTTTTCTTGCTTCGATTTTACTTCTATTTGCCAACAACAACTCGTTGAATTCCTCTTCATTCTTCTCAGCCGTTTGCATGATATAATTTATGCTTCCATAAAACTTTACCATGTTAAGATCACTATGAATGAAGTATTCATTCTTATCAAATTCACTTGCAAATAATGGCATTGTCCAATTTGCTAAGCTTTCAAAGCATCTTGCTGTAAGCCAACCCATTTCATATTTATCTTTAGGAGCAACAACAAGAGAATATTTGCAAGCTTTAAGTACCTGGAGATAAGCACTATATGCTAATCTATTATCTACCTTAGTATCATAGTTCTTAGAAAATACCAATAAGCCATTTCTGATATTGCCTTGGCTATCATAAACAAACTTTGCAAGTTCATCTTGACGATTGAGGTTATTGCCTCCGAAAAGTACAATATTGGATTTTTCTACCTTATCATTCTTGGTGTAGAATAGCTCAGGAATAAATCCATACATTTGCTTTGTTGTAATTCTTTTGATGTCATGCTTCCAAGCCTGGTGTAATACCAAGTCAAAGCTATTAACAAAATCAAGATACTCAAAAGCAATTGTATCTGTCATAATAAATACATGATAAGAAAAGTTCTTCCAATGGTTCCTGC